AAGCCTATTTGAAGGCGAAGTCCGCGCTTCACATCAATGGAGGCGGCCATTAACTACTACGAACACCACATCGGCGACTACGCCCAGGCGACCGCGCATCTTTCCTTAGTCGAGGATGCGGCCTACAGCCGGCTGATCCGCAAGTATTACGCCGAAGAGAAACCGCTGCCCGCCGACCTCAAAGCGGTGCAGCGTCTCGTCGGCGCCCGCACGAAAGAAGAGCGGCAGGCCGTGTCCGACATCCTCGACGAGTTCTTCGAGCTGGAGGCCGACGGCTGGCACAACAAGCGATGCGACGCCGAGATCGCCAGGTATCGCGGCAAGCAGGACAAGGCCCGTGCAAGTGCCGAGGCGCGCTGGTCAAAACGCAATGCTCCCGCAATGCGAACGCATGCCGAAACCGATGCGAACGCATCCACCGGAAACGATGCGGACGCAATGCGAACGCATTCCGAACGCAATGCTCACCAAGCACCAAGCACCAGACACCAGACACCAGACAGTGAACAAGCGGCGGCAGTAGTTCAACCGTCGGCCGCCGCCGACCCGATCCATTCCCGAGCGATCGAGCTGTCGGTGCTGCTTCGCCAACGCGGTGCAGCGCTTCAACCGTCCGACCCGAGGGTCAGGACATGGGCAGAAGTCGGGATCTCCGACGCGCAAGCCCTAGCAGCCCTGGAGACCGCGCAGCAGCGCAGACACGAGCATGGAAACCCGCAACCGATCAATGCCGGATACCTCGACGCGATCATCAAGGCGACGACGACCCCGGCCGCACAGCAACCGAACCGCAGGAGGTCAATCCATGACGAACGAGCCGACACCATCGCAGCCCTCACCGGACGCAACCGCCAGCCCGAAGCCCCTGGCCGAATCATCGACATCACCCCAACCGCTGCCGACCGCGTGGATTGAGCGCGTCTTCGAGCGCCTTTCCGCCTTCTACGGCTCGAAGTTCGCCGACCTCTGGCGCGGCTGCGACATCGAGGGCGTGAAATCCGTTTGGGCGAAGGAGCTGGCCGGGTACTCCCCCGACGAGATCGCCCGCGGCATTGCCGCCTGCAGGACGCGCGACTGGCCCCCGACGCTGCCGGAGTTCCTGAAGGTCTGCCGCCCGGCCCTCGACTATGAGCGCGCCTTCATCGAGGCGATCGAGCAGATGCGCAAGCGCGAAACCGGGGGCGACAACTGGAGCATAGCGGCGGTTTATTGGGCCGCTGTGAAGCTCGGCAGAGACATCTCCGCGCATCCGTACAACGCGATCAAAGGCCGTTGGAAGTCAGCGCTCGACGACGCCATCGACGGCATCAGAACCGGAAAGCTGCCTGCCGCTGTGCCGAAGCGCCGTGAAGCGCTTCCAGCCCCCGGCCAGTGCAGCGTCCCGCCCGAGGTGGCGAAGCAGCGGATCGCGAGCATCCGCGACATGCTGGCCCGAAAAATGACCATGCAATGACGGAGTGCGAGCTATGCGAGAAGAAATCGGCGATCTTGGACTTCAACCGGATTTGCTGCCGGGTGCGCTTCGTCATGTCCCTGCCGACGCGGGAGATGCGAGCCGGCTGGCTGGATCGATGGAGAGCGCTGGACGGCAATGCAGTGGCGGATGCCGTCGAGAAGGAGGTCAGGGAGAGATGGCGCTGCAGTCGCTGGTCGACGAGGTAAATCGGCAATGGGGGATTCGGAACACACGGAAATGATGTTTCACGGCGGTTCCACGGGGCCTAGAATCGACGAACGTATGCTAGTTGATGGTTACGTACCATGCGCTCAAAAAAAATCGATTACAGGCCAGTGGAACAAAAATAATGTTTCACGAAACGATGGATTGAAAATGGTACGTGCGCTCAACTTCGCTGGATGGTTTTGGCTCGGCTACGCAGCATTGCTTTTTCTTGGCGTGTTGGAGGTGGTGAAATGGTAGCGATTAACTCTGACGATTCGCTCGCGCATTTGGGGGAGAAGTACGGCCGCTTGACCATACTTTCGTGTCAAGGACTGGTGCGAAGAGCTTGGCCTTAACGTCGACCGAATTTATGGCCGCATTCGTCGCGGCGAATCACCATCGGAGGCATTGCGGTGAAAGACCAATCCATAACCCTTGTGCTTCCTTGGCCGGTGTCCTGTAATCGCTATTGGCGGACGCGTGTCGTCAAAGGCGTTGCCATGACCTACGTAAGCGCAGAGGCGAAGGCCTACAAGGCGCAAGTCGGGTGGCTGGCGAAGGCGGCAGGCATCCGCAAGCCGATCGCCGGGCGGGTGGCCGTGTCCTACACGCTCTACCCGAAGCGCCCGCAGGACTGGGCGAAGCGGGCCTCGAAAGACCCGGCGGCCTGGGACGACTCGGTGCTGTGCATCGACCTCGACAATGCGCAGAAGGTGCTCTTCGACGCGCTCAAGGGCGTGGTGATCGAGGACGACAAGTGGGTGCGCCGCATCGAGGCCGAGCGCGCCGAGCCGGACGGCGAAGCCCGCCTCGTCGTGACCATCACGCCGCTTGCCGTCATCACCCCGCAGGCCTCGCTGCTCTGACGCCGATGCAGCAGGCAGCCGCGACGGAAATCCGAATCGACTGGTTTCAGGTTATCAACGACCTGGGCCGGCGCGGATTTCCGTCGCAACTGATCGCCGACTCGATCGGCGTCGCGAAGTCGACATTGCTCGGCTGGAAGCAGGGGGCGGAACCGAAGCACGGCGACGGCGAGCGCCTGATCGCCTTCTGGTGCCGCGTCATGGAGCGCCAGCGCGATGCCTTGCCGCTGGTCAGCGGTGGCGACTGGTGGGCCTACCACTCGACGCGCGTGCGCTGAGCAGTGACGACCGATGTCGACGTAGGGGCGAGAAGAAGGTCGGGAACCCGACCGCGTATTAACAAGATACTTGGCGCATTGGCCATGATTGTCAATGTCATCAACCAGGACTACGGAGACACGATGCACAATCGCCGACTGACCACGCAAACACCGGGCGAGACGACAGAAACCGCCCACACTGCCGACACTCCGGCAGATGCCGAGCCTAAACAAACGGCAACGGAGACTACCGCTCCGGCCGTAGATCCTGCCACGGTCGTTGCGCGTCTCCCCGTAGATCTGCCCCACGCGGACGATATAGACCCTAAATCCATCAAGCAGCCCGTGCTGACGCAGCATGGCTACGTCGTACCGGAGATGTGACTATGTGCGGAGGCGGATCACCCCCGGCAGTCGTTCAACGCGACCCGAAGGCCGAGGCAGAAGCAGCGGCTATAGATGCTGCAAAAAAAGCAAACGCTGAGACAGCATCTCGTCGTAGGCGTAAGCAGGAAAGCAGCCTACTCGCATCCGGAGCCCAGGGCGTGAAAGGGGCGGCAGGATCATCGCTGCTCGCGACCGCATCCGGCAAGGATACCCTTGGGGCATGAACGAGACAGCAGACAAGATCGTCAAGCGCCTTGCTGCACTCAAGTCGCTGCGCCGGCCGCACGAACAGGTCTGGCGCGACTGCTTCGACCACACCTACCCGCTACGAGGATCTGGCTTAACTTCAGACGTGATCGACGCGCAGCAGGGGCAGACGAAGCGCGCCAACCTGCTCGACGCCACGGCCACCGACGCGGTGCGCATCCTGGCCTCGTCGATCATGTCGGGCCTCACCCCTGCTAACTCCCGCTGGTTCGGCCTCGATGTCGGCAACGAATCCGAGGACGAACGCCGCTGGCTCGACATGGCGGCGCAAACCCTGTGGGAGAACATCCACATGGCGAACTTCGACGCGGCCGCCTTTGAAGCCGTGCTCGATGTCGTTGTCGCCGGCTGGTTCGCTCTCTACATCTATGAGGACCCCGACGAGGGTGGCCTGCGCTTCCACCAGTGGCCGCTATCCGGAGTCTATTGCTCGGCCTCGAAGCCTGGCGGTCGAGTCGATTCGGTCTATCGCTGCTTCACCATGACCGCCGAGCAGGCGGTCGCGGAGTTCGGCGAGACCGAGGTCAGCCAGAAGACGGCCAAGCTCGCGAAGGATAAGCCCGACGAGAAGATCGAGTTCGTGCATGCGATCTACCCGCGCACGCTGAAGGTGACTAACCCGCGTCTCGCCAAGAATCTGCCGATCGCCTCGGTGCATGTCGAGGTGAAGGAGAAGAAGACCGTCCGCGAGTCGGGCTACCACGAGATGCCGGTCGTCGTGCCGCGCTGGATGCTGATCCCCGATTCGGTCTATGGGGTCGGCCCGGTCTTCGATGCACTGCCCGACGTGAAGATGCTCAACGAGCTGAAGGGCATGGAGCTGGCCGCGGCCGACCTGGCAATCGCCGGCATGTGGATCGCCGAGGACGACGGCGTGCTCAACCCGCGCACCGTGAAGGTCGGCCCGAAGAAGATCATCGTCGCGAACTCGGTCGACAGCATGAAGCCGCTGCAGACCGGCGCGAACTTCGAGCTGTCCGAGGTGCTGACCGACCAGCTCCAGAAGGCGATCCGCAAGGTGCTGATGGCCGATCAGCTCCAGCCACAGGACGGCCCGGCCATGACGGCGACCGAGGTGCACGTCCGGGTGAATCTGATCCGGCAGCTTCTCGGCCCGATCTACGGCCGGCTGCAGGCCGAATACCTGCAGATCATGATCGAGCGCTGCTTCGGCCTCGGCTACCGCGCCGGCGCCTTCGGCCCTGCGCCCGATTCCATCGCCGGCCGCGAGTTCTCCGTCCGGTACATCTCCCCCCTCGCCCGTGCGCAGAAGCTCGAAGACGTGACCGCGATCGAGCGCCTGCACATGAACATCGCGAACATCGCCCAGGTGAAGCCCGACGTGCTCGACCTGATCGACGAGGACGCCGCGGTGCGAATCCTCTCCGACGCCCTGGGCGTGCCGACCAAGGTCGTGCGCAAGACCGCCGACGTGGAACAGCTCCGACAGCAGCGCGCGCAGCAGCAACAATCCGCGCAGCAGAAAGCGCAGATGGCGCAGGTACAGCAGGTGGCCGGCGAGGAAATGGTTAA